CATTGTTTATTATATTAATTAATTATTTATTTACTTGTTCTTCCTTAGATTGAATATTATATCCAACTTGATTTTGCATTGCTGCTTGTATTAATTTAACTGCTCCAGAAACTATATTATGATGAACTCCTTCATGTAATTCACAATCTTGACTTAAATTTATTCCTAAAGGTGTTTTTATATAATTTAAGTAAACATTATTTAATGAATCTGTATCGCTTGTCACTAATAATGTATGCGAATTGACACCTTCTAATCTCAAACATTTTTCAACATTTGCATGTCTAAATGGATTGTTTTTATTTGCACTATATTCATCATATGAAATAGGTTTTGTCAATATATTTAAATAAGGAATTGCATTTTCAGTTAAATCAACTCTTTCATTTATCGTGTAAAGAACATCTGTTGGTATTGTTACAACATAAGCATCTGGATAAAATGTACTAGATACTATGTCTCCACCAGTTATCGTAACTTCTTCAAGTAATTTACCAAGTTTTCTTTTGTTGGATTCGTTTTTGTCAAAACCTTCTTCATATATCAACTTGATGTAATCCATTTCATACCTTGAAAGATAATAAAAAATAACCCTTGATTCAAGTTTACCTCTTTCTTCATAATTTGGATCCTGCAATCCAAGTTCTATCTCTACAGCTTCTTGCATGTATCTGGCATCCATTATACTTGTTGTTTAGACAAATTACCTAATTTGTATTTATATTCCCTCAAGAACATTTCTACTGCAAGCTTCAATATATCATTATGTGTTGAATCAGCTAATTCAGATGCATTAGTTCCGTCAATACCAGTTGGCCTCGCTAAATATATAATTCCAAATACAGTGCTGGCTATGGATGCATCAATCTCTGCTATATTTTCTTTACTAAGATAGAATACAAATTTATTTGCTCCCTCTAAAACTATAGGAACTTTTTTTATTACTGGTTCATTTGTTAGTGTCCTAATCTTTTTATTTAATTCATAATGATTTATTAATTCAAGTTCAAGAGAATTTATTGGTGCTCCTTTGTCATTTTGAGAAGAAGTCAAGTCAGCATGAGTTAATACTCCAGACAGAAATACCCAGTAATTAGCATTTGTTATTGTGGCCAAATATCCACCATCAATTTGTTTACTTGTGGCAGAAGCAGCAACAGTAATATCTCCAGCAACAGTTCTTTTAATTATTTTTGATAATACATCAGATCTGCGTCTAATAGCATTTATATTATCCTTAATACTATCTCCAAGCAAAAAATTCTGAATTATATATTCTTCTTGTGCTCTCGTCAATATTGAGTATATTACCTCAGTGCTTATATTTTCATCAAACTCTAAATCCTTATTAGTATTTCTTAATAATTCCTCAAAGCGAATTAACATTTCTCTACCAGTCATTATTCTATTTTATTTAATTGTTGTTGACTAACTTGACTCTTATTTGGACTTACAATACTTATTGCATGATCTACAGTCATTGCTACTAATTCATGATATACATCATCATTGAAATCAATTAATAGGGATGATGGTGTTCCTGTTAAATTTTCAGGTTTTCTTATATATGTTAATTCACAACCGGCAGTAGTTAATATTGCAGAATCTGTGCTTTTAAAATAATAAACCATTATAATCTTTTGTCCAGAATTATTTGATGTAATAGTGTATTTTGGATTTTTTAGTACTGGATTGGTGTTTCTGAAACCAGAACTAAATCTAATAGATTCATTTAATTTGACTGGTTCTGCTAAATCAAATACACCTCCGGTTGTTTTTATCCTTACCTTATATGTATGTAAATAATTGGTTATAGAAGATAAAATTACCAAATATTCATTTATATTTGTATTTGTTTGATATAAATCTAAGTATTCAGCAACCAGTAATCCTTGCAAATCATCAATCCTTTTCAATGTATCTGGAAATTCGGATTTGTAGATATTATTACCACCAAACTTCTGATTAATCATTTTATACTGATTGATCTCAAGTAATTGTTTTATTTCTGAATCTTCAAAACCTGGTAATCCAAGACTACCTAGTTCGTAGGTAGTCTTGAATTCAGTTATCAAATCATTTATTGTCATTATTTATTTCCTTTTTCTATTTGATCTATAAGTTTAAAATATAGATTATCTTGAGATTCTTTTAAGTAACCAACTCTTTCTGCAATATCGTTAAAAGTGAATGTTTCATCAAATCCAGTAAAGATATATGCATTATTTCCTTCTTTTTTAATTGCTCCACATTCTAAAGCCTGTAATACAATTAACTTATTTTTAAATGTAGGTGCAGAAACAATAGATAAGAAGTTTTCACGCTGACCTTTGTCTGCATGAATTTCATTGTATTCTTTTCTTAATGCTACTTTTGAAATATCAATCTGTATCTTTTTAGTAGAACTAATTGTATTGAAGTACACCATTAGAGTTTGTCTCATTTTTGGAACATCATCACCAATTTTACCAAGATACATCCAAAATTCCTGTTGAGAGTTATATTCAACTTCAGCTTCATTATTTAATTGTGATTCATCAATAATAGCCCATTGATATTCAACACGGCTCAATCTTTCTTTCCAGCTAGGAGCTACTGTTGGTTGAACCATAAGAATCCTTGCTCTTAGATTATCCATAGGGTCACTCATGTTATATGACTCCCCTTTATGCATTAAACCAGCATCTTTTGTAACTGTTACCTGCATCTTTTCAAAATGATTACCTGGCTTCCTTACGTTAAGATCTAGTCCCAATTGTTGTTCAAAGAACTCTTTTTCTTCGTCACTCTTGAATATGTTTACTAAATCACCACGCTCATTCCTTGGTAAACAGAATGAAGTTGTAGCTCCATCCATTTTAAAGTAAGCTATGTGTCTTGGATCTGTAATCATTTTTCCTCCTCTTGGAGATGGCATTATAATAATTTTCTTTTTTTCTAAAAATTCTTTTTTAATTGCTTCTTCTGTTGTCATAAATTTGTTTTTAAATTATTTAGGTTTTAGACAAAAAATAAAGGAGAGAGGATATAACCCCTCTCCGATTATACTATCGAAGTACATTAGGACGAAGCCTACCAGTACGTTTAACATTTCTAATTAATATACCAAGCCATGCGGCTTTATATACAGAATAACCATCTTTAGATGAAGCAGTCATTATGGCAGCTCCATTATCTCCAGTGTATCCTTCTCCACCGGGAGTAAATGGATCACGTAATCCAGGAATATAACGGTGAACTTCATGATTACCTTTCAATGATACACGTTGAATATTTGAGTTACCATTGGTAGTGCCAAAATCCCAGATATCATAAGTATATGATTCAGCAAGACCTTCTTTAAAACGTTTAGTATGAAGAACTGGATTATCTTTCATTGGATCAATTATCACATGGAATTTAATTCCATTAACAAAAGTATAAGTTCCAATTTGAGTTTCATCTAATTCCTTACCGCCTTGTTTAAAGTTATGGTCAGATCGTAACCAAGAAATATTGGATGCAGTACCTTTAGCAGCTTTATGGAATTCTAAAGCACCCCATTCTCCAGTAGACAAAACAAACTCACGTTTGTCTTCTTTAATCTTACCTACAGAAAGTTGCATTGCAAAACTTGAAAGCATATCTAAACTAAATGTATTGAAATACATCAAGTTACCAGATTCCATTTGTTCATATAAGCCAAATCCAGAACGGATAGTGTTTCCACTTTCTCCCTTATGACCAAATGATCCATCGGCCATTTTATTGGATTTACCATACATCAACAATCGTGCTTTATCACGTCTAAATTGTTTATAGAAATCCCATCCAAGTTTATCAATCCATTTAGTGTGGACTTTACCATCAGCACCAACAAATTGCATGCCCATAGCTGGATTCTTAGCTCCAATCATATTACCAGGAACATCATAATTCTTACGAATCATTGATAAGGTATTTTCCATTTCAAAATGAGAAGCATGGTGAACTCCATTACCCCTTTCAGATAATTCTTGTTCAGTTTGTCCGTACAATTCTTTCCAACGGGTGTCAACTGCCAGTTCATCGTATGGTAAGAAAGCGGAATCATCAGAAGTAAAATTCTGAACTTTATAACGCCAATAAGCTCCATCCTGAACAGGATCTTCGACTATACGTACTTGATAAGTTTCTGGATTTTCACCAACAATGTGTGTAGTTACTTCAAAATAACGTTCTGGGAACCACATATAGAAAAATCCACGTGCAATACCAGCTTGATCAGTTGATGCCACTTGAGAACCACTTGATGTTAAAGATGCTTTAACAAGAGGAATATTTCTTTCCTCTGCACCCATTAATCTCCAACGGTATGGATCATCTGTTTCAATTTCCATTACTGGAAACTTATTTACAAATGACACTAAATTATCATCACCATAATTCACTTCATATACTGTTTCCAAAGTCTTGTCAATGTATTGAGGTGATTTTCCATAAGCCCATGCAAGATGTTGATCTCTAGTAAGACCTGACCAATATTTTGGATCTATGATCTGTAAGGGCGTAATTTGATTATTACTCATATTTATTTAAATTTAAAACTTTTTCATTTTAAGAAGATTGAAAATGGATCTTCTTTATTTGTAACTGTTTCGCTGAAAGATTTACCCATTGAACCTTTATATGATCTTCCCTCATTATCTTGTAGGAATGCCTGTAATCCAGTTGTTACTTTTGTTTCAGCATTTTTTACAAATTTATCCAATGGTTTATCATCAAAAAATCCAATGGCTTCTAAGTATGCTACTTTAGCATCAAAAGCAATTGGATTCTCATCTCTTTTAGCCCATAATTGATTGTTGATGCTTCCATCCTTTAGTTTTGCTGGACTTGTTAACAGTTTAATCATTTTTTCTTTTACAACCTTTGTAACCTTGTCACCCTTAAAATATTCATCAGTGGTTTCTATTAAGGCTTTTTGATCTGTTGTATATTTTGCAATTGCCGTTTCTCTAGCAATTTTTTGATCTTGAGCTTGTTTTATATTGTTTTGTTTTGTCTCAGCAATATATTCAAGAATGTTTTGTGAAGCTTCGTCAACTTCATCTACATCAGATCCATCTTCGTATGATTTGTTTACCAGTTTGGTAATCTTATCATCTGAGAATTTCGTATTCAATCTATAATTTAAAGTAAGAATATCTTTTCTTGCTTGAACAGCATTGTCATCCTCCCCCTTTAAATCCATGCCTTTAAAACTCTTTGCAAAGTTTTCAAGTTGTACTATTCCAGTAGCTTCTTGTTTGGATACTCCACCACTAACCATTGTTAAATACTCTTGATATTGGGAATCGTCATTTGTTTGTAATTCCTTTTTATTTACCTCTAATTGTTTCTGAAACATATATTTAATTGCAGCTTCATCTCCGTCTTTAGTGGCAATTTCCTTTATTTTTTCTTCATCAAAAGTAGATAATGCGCCAGCCTCCGTCAAGTCTTTACCTAAAACAA